CTGCCGCATTGTCGCCACCAGTTCCTAGGCTCGGATCCCACGCTAATACGAATGTTTTTGTTCCGTCGATTGGACGATAGTATCTAACTTGCCCTGCTTTAAGCAATGGCTCTACACCAAACATCTCTGCCAACTTCAAACTGTTAATGAGTGTTTCATCGAAGATAATGAATTCACATAAGTGCTCACGTCGGAAACGTTCTTCACCAATTTTGTTCAATTCAGAATCTGCCCAGTTTTGATCACGCTCTGGGTGGAAGCTCCACGGGAACATAATGCTACGGAATCCGTTTGCACCTATGCCAGTGTCATTACCATAAGCATCAATCGTCTTGTTAGCTAATCTATAAATCTGTGCAAACTGGTCGTCGTCACTGTTAGGAGTAGATGTAATAATACACTTACCACCAGTACTTAATGTAGGACTTAATGATGTCCAAAACTCTTGCGCAATACGCGGCTTTACGAACGCAAACTCGTCCAAGTATACTAATGTTAATGACATACCGCGACCAGTGTTTTCAGTGGTAGTTGCTGAAACGATGCGACTACCGTTGTCAAATTCTAAACTACCCTTGTTATAACTTGTTGCGCCAGCTCGTAAGTAGTTAGGCAAGTTTTCGTACATATAACGAATACGTTGCATAATTTCCTGTGCGCCTGTGTGTTTGTGTGCTGCAATTAAGATAGTACTATCTGGCTGGAACATTGCGAACCATAGCAAGTAACCTGCGGCGCAAGTTGACTTACCCATCTGACGTCCTAGCATATTGATACTATAACGATTCTCGTGGTAGCAGTTAATCAATTCTACTTGGTAATCAAATAGATCAAATTTAACACGACCTTTTGTGGGGTGCTGAATCCACATATGAGTCTTAATAAAGTATACCGGATCGGCGGCGCTTCTTAAAATCTCTTCCACCATATCAGGAGTATAACTCTCTGTGGTGTATGCACGTTTAACTAATTCTATATCTGCCATATTTGTTTTAGGCAAAGAAAGGGGTCACGCCCCTTTACTTTGTTTATGTTGAGCAATTTATTTACTCTTAAATTTACCGTAAGATTCTTTCAATCCTTCGAATGTCAATGGATTATCACCACTGCCATACGGCTTGTTTGCTGCGCTGCCTTTTTGGCCGCGGCCTGTACCAGGAGCACCAAAGTCGGTGATATCGCCGTGTACACGTGGTTGACGCTCTTTAGTGTTAGCAGGAGTATTTTGGTATTCCTCTTCGACTTCGTGTTCTTCGCCCTCGTCTTCGTCGTACTCTGAATCCATTTCTTCTGGAGAATCAATCGCTACAATTTCGTGGCTTACAACAGACTGACCACTTAGTTGCATTAGCTTAACTACATCTTCAGGATCTGTAGTTTGCATAGTGATAATCTTAGTAGGTGTCTGGATGGTTAGTTGATATACTTGTTCCATTATTTCTTTCCTTTCCCTATGTTCATTGGGTCCGGAATTGCATTACGGCCATTGATAGGACTTGTCTTACCATCTTCAGTTGGTAGTTGCGCTGGTTTAATTTCAGTCTTCTTTGCAAACTCATATTTACGAGTATGCTTTCTAATGTCTTTAATAAAGTCCGCTGTTGGCTTGTTACCGTAGATTTTTTGTTTCTCTTGCTTGACTTCGGAATACTTAGCATCTTCTAAACGTGCTTTGTATTCTGTTTTGTCTTTAGCTTCGGCTTCCATTGCTTCTTGTTCTACTTCGCTAGGCTCACCTGCAACACGAACACGGACCATAGCTTCTTGGATATCCAAGATTTTGCATAGTTCTTGTTGTAATGCAAAGCTACTGACAGGTAGTGAGCAAGATGCATCTACTACATAAATTTCGTAACCCTTAAAGTCCGGGAAATCTAATGGGGCGCTTTGTAACATCACACGTTGTGGTGCGCTAACTTTTTGTGCGTCATACTTCTTTAAGTGGCGCTCTAATTTGTCTAATTGTTCTTTTTCTGGTTCAAAGGCAAACTTGATGCGAACTTCCGCATCCTTTTGATTTTGCTCAATGTACTCTAATAGGTTTTTCTTCATAATGAATCCTCGTATACGATTATTTATCTTTCTGTTCCCTTACGTGGGCCATTATTTCTTTAAGTAAGCTATTACGGTCAGATACTATCACGCCTTCTGATTCAATAACTTCGCCTGTACCTAACTTAGCGCCCTGGTCTGCGTTAGCTTTTTTGGTTTCTTCTTGTTCAATTTTCAAATCCAAATGAGCTTTTTTCATTTGTAAATCAATCATTTTTAGCTTCTTGTCTAGCTTGGCAGTCTTTGCAGTAATAGCGTTACTCATCATCTTGCTTGCTACATCAAAAATAGTTCCTGCATTACGATCATCTACGTTCATACCTAAGTCAACTAGTCTATCGTATGTTTCCATAGCTTTGCGAGCATAGTCGTCAAAGTCTGCATCGTCTGCTTCCATCCCACGTACTTGTGGCAATGCTTTGTCAATCTTGTCGGCTACTGCCATTACCTCTTCTGCTTCAATTACATTTAGGTTATGCTCGGGATTCAATGGCAAGGGATTATTGTTAATATGATCCTCAGGAACGGAATCCAAATTAAATAATTCCTCTAAACGTTTTGTCATTTTCTTTTACCCATTCTGTTAAAAATATCTTCTTCGGTAACTACTCTGAAGACAGCTCCGTGTGTTTTGCACCAGGCTTTTGCTGCTGCCCACTTAGCCATATTTAACACCACTGCCGCCTTCTGCTGCTGACTCTTTGCTTCTTCAATGCGGGCTTGGTTACGAGGCTTAATCTCAATTAGCTCAGTTACTTTGCTACCACCTTTGTCTTGATACATTATCAAGAAGTCTGGCACATAGAATGTATTGCGGCCAGTGAATGGGTTACGGTAAGGAATGCGCAAACACTCGCTGCCCCAATTGATGATACCTGGATGGTTATCACAGAAGCGCATAAATGTCATCTCCCAAGAACTGCGATACGTAGGAGCACGTGTTCCTAAATATTTGTCAGGATTGAGTACTACGTATGTACCTTGACTATACTTAGACATTAATAGATTTCACGAGAAACCAAATTTGGAGTCGTGTTAATTGTAGATGATCCGAGTCTGTTGCCGCTAGGACGCATTAAGTTTAATTGCTCCAGAGTTAACTTGTCAAACGATATACCAGCAGCACTAACTGATTTTAGTATTGATCTATAGTTTTGACCAGTTAGGTTACTAATTACTAGAATTTCATAAGCAAATACTTGTGCCACTGCATTACTTATTCCCTTAGATTGCAGTTCTCCTAGTACTAATTCATAGTGCTGTTTGTTTACTGGTTGTGTCATAGCCAGCCTCCGCCGAGACTTCGAGGATCAAAGCCTTTAATATACTTTTGTAAACCACTTTGTGCACCTGGTATAGAATTAAGAATACTGCCTGCTGCTCGTAGTTTCAGTCCAGTGCTAGCAATTTGTCCTAATGGACCTTTCATATACTTACTCATACCTGGTAACTGTGTAATCGCGCCTGCGATTCCTGCTATCTTTGTGACTGGGCCGATTACGCCTGCTACACCAGATGCAATTTTACCTATACTGCTTCCTATACTGCTTCCGTTAATAGCGGTGCCCGATGGAATACTGCCGCCTGGATTTGATAATATGCCGTTTAATGCTGCTGTTGGACTAGATGTTGCTCTTATTACATTATTCATCGAACTGTTAATTGCGTTCGTGGTCTGTACTACATTCTGAGTGGTCGATACAATAGAGTCTGCACTCGATATTGCTGCCATTACGTTGCCCTGGCCCATTCTATTAGGATTACCAGTTGAGGGTGTATTAATTGCGCCTGCCACTTCGCCAGTGTAATCTGGATGACGTATGTCAGGCAAATGACGAATGCCTTCTGGTTGGAAGGTAACTGACCATTTAATGACTCCGTTACCGTTAGTGTAATCTAAATTATCTCTTGTTACTGATATAATTTTTGGGTTTAATAGTTGGACAGGAGTGATCCAGCCGCCCTGCTCTTGGTTAATCTGTAACGTACTAATAAAGTTATCCATTTCATCGTCGGCTACTTTTTGTCCGTACTCACCGTTAAACCCTTCATCTGCTGCTAACAAGTCTTTTGCTAAAATAGCATCTGCGCCTTCAAAAGATTCTGAGTTAGCTAAACCAAAGTTACGGCTAGTGTAATTCATATAAGCCAGTATTAACTTCTTGAATTTGTTATCTACTGTGTCAAAGAAAGTAACAGTAACAGGCTTATATACTACGTGAGTAGCAATAGTCCTGCGTTTGTTATATTGATTAATAGTTTGGGTTTCTATATCCCAATTCGGTAAGTCAACTGACTGTGCAATGTATGTGATATCTGCAAACGCAGACGCAGGTTCCGTCCCGATTTGAGACTGAGTAAAGTCGAAGGCAATCGTCCATTGGAATTTAGTAAAAGGGACAAGAGTATACTTTGTCCCTTTTGTAAAATAGTTGCTGGCGTGATTGTTAAAACCAATAATACCTGCCACTTGCAGCTCCTAATTAATTAGGGTTAGTTGCAGTGTCGCCTGCTGATAGAGCACGTAAGCCTGGGCCACCGCCAATATCACCAAGTAGACCTGGTAAGCTAGATTCTGGCATATCACCGATGTGGTAGTCTGCGTTATCATAACTAATACCAATTGCAATCGTAACTGCTTCGCTGGTGCTATAATTCATTTCGTTAAAGTTAACAGTAGTTAACCAGCAGCCTGATAGAGACCAAGTATCAATTACTTGAACGTTATCGTTGCCGCCGTCTAATGTCTGGATAACCATACCAAATTTATAGTTAGTACCTGCCGTTGCAGTGCTTTGACCTGCGTGGTCCATTTGACGACCCATCTGTGCAGCGATTACTCGTGCTACAGTGTTAGAGATATCGTCTCGTACTACTAAGTTAATGTCCTGCCAAGTGCTCTTGCCAGCTAGTTTAATTTTACTGTTGTATACGTCGATAGTAGTTGACTCAGTAGTAAGGCTCGGACGGCCAACACTGACAACTTGACTAGTCAAAGTACCCAACGCAGGTACTGCTTCACCAGCAAAACCTAAAAATTTAACGCGAAATCTGTAACCTAATTTAGGCATCAGGACCGGCATCTCACCGCCTGGTACTCCGAATTTAGATAATTGTGCCATATATGTTATTTCTCCTAAAGGAATTCTTATAAACTATTTAGCCATTTGCAAAGGAAAATAATTAAGTATCCATAGAAAAGCCCGAATAAATCGGGCTTTTCGGAAAGTAATTTTTGAATTACTTTAGTGCGCCTGTATTAACAATACGGATTGGAATGTAGATAAATTCAGCTGCCTTAACTGGCTCAATCGCAATATCTAACCATAACTCGTTTGCATCAATACGTGCTGCGGTGTTGTTTGTTTCATCACATACAACTACGAAGTCATATACACCACGCTTTTGCATAATGTCACCTAGGAAACGATCAAACAATGTCTTGATGTTAGTACGTGTATTCAAATCGTTTGGTTCGAAGATGAATGGACGAGCTAATGGATCAAATTGTTCACGTAAGTATGCAACTAAGCGAGCAACGTTAACACGGTCTAATGCGCTAGCAATAGGACTTAATGTCTTCTGACCCCAAACAACTAAACCTTGTCCTGGGAAGTTAACCAATGGGTTAATCTTGTTAGCATACAATGTATCACGCTGACCGTTGTTTAATGCCAATGGTTGGAACTCACCTTCTGATGTGATATAGCCAAAGTTTGTTGCGTTGGTTACAATACCACGTGTTAAGCCAGCTGGAGCGAACCAAGGATAGCTTACGTTGTCATTATATGCATATGTACGCAATACTGCGTGGCTTGCAGGAGCAACTACATCAGTACCATCTAAGTTAGTAGTCAATACGCTTGGGTAATAAACTGCTGCTTCAGAACTCTTGGTAACTAAACCATCAACACCGTTTGAACCTGCGTTAACACCGTTTACCCAATCAATTAAACCTTGTGCATCAGAACCTAATGTCAATGGAGTATCGATAATTACGAAACCAGTTTCTTTACGGTCAACGTTTAGAGACAACATTTCGTCAGCTAGTTCTGGATAACCAGGCGCTGCGATTAAGCTGAAGCGGATTGTTTCTTCACGTAAACGATCACTTGCAACTACTGCGGCTTGCATAGCACGAACAATCACTTGACGAACTGCTTTAGGGCCAGCATACATAGCGCCCGCTTTAGGACCGCTAGTATAGTTACCGCTAACTGAATGCCAGTTGCCGTTACCTGCAACGTACTGCTTGACGTTGTATGTGCTTACCATACTGTTCCATAGTAACATACCGTCTGGGTGAACCATTGGATCAGGTGTTTCGATTTCATCCCAAGGAGTTGCTGCGCCGCCATTGCTAGTGTCGCCTGCTGTTGCTGTTAAGTCAGCAAATACAACACCGGATGGAGTTGTTTGATCTGCTGTATCACGTAGAACCCAATTGCTGCCGCTGAAACGTTTGATAACTGGATAGTTAGCCATATCGTTTGTGTCGACCCAAATGTCACCAGTTGCTGCTGTCATTGGTTGCTCGGTATCAATTGTCACTGCACCAGTTACTGGAGCCCACTTACCATTGTGCTTAACATAAATGTCAGCAACTAAGTCAGTGTTGTACCATAGTGCGGCGTCAACTGTTGCGCCAACTGGGGAAGTTGCGCTAGCATCATAGCTTAATGTAGACCACATAGAACCATCATAACGACGTAGTGCAAAGCCTGCTGTGTTGGCTGTAACTTTAGCATATACATCACCTGCGCTTAGTGTAGGACCAAATGCTGATTCTGCTGCGGAGTCTGAAGTGTACGCTGCAACGTTTAGTTGAACCCACTGGCCTGCACTGTTGCTATATTTTTTAACTGCTGGCATAAAGCCGTTGTTAGGAGTTGTCGTCTTGAACCATACCGCGCCTACTGTGGATGGGCTTGGGTAGTTATAGTGTTCCTGAACATAAACAGTGTTGCTAATTGTAGCTGTAGAAACTGGAACCCAGGTACTTGCAACTTTCTTGTAATAAACGTTATTGCTTGTTAATGTTACAACTGCATAATCACCGTTAGAACCGATGCCAGTCTTTGGTACGTGCAATGAATCAACTTGAGATGCATCGCTAATCACTGTAACGTACTGTTCGTTCCACGCATCACCGTCGGCTTCGAATAAACCAAATACTGTTGATGATAGATC